TGTCTGCGACTTGTTGGATAGCATCTGTTTCCTTTGCTCGTTCAATGAAGGTTGGAAGGGTATACAATTAGCAATGAAGGTGAGAGCCTTCAGAGAAACAAAGAAGAATCTAGTCACATCAATCAAGGAGTAATATGTCATCAACAGAAGCACCCATCAGTATCACCGCAAAGACAGCAGCAGGCACGCTAGTTACATTGCGTGCAGAAACAGCAGAAGACCTAGGCAACTTAGTTGCACAGGGTATCTTTGCTATTGCAGATGCAGTAAAAGAAATTGAAACCAATGTACGTGGTGCAGGTAATGCTGCAGTACCACCATCACCAGCAGTTGCATATGCAGCACATGAACTAGGTGGCACAGTAGTCTCTGCTCCAGCAGCAGGTGGAGCAGGACAGCGCATGTGTCCTCACGGAACTATGACACGCATCCATGGACTAACAGGTAAGTTTGGTCCATACAAGGGTCACTTCTGTCCAGCACAGCAAGGCGACCCAACTAAATGTACTACTCAGTACATTAAGCAGAATCAACCTGAGTGGAACTCATTCCAAGCAGACCAAACAAAGAACTAAATGAAAACATTACGCCGTAGTATCGGTAAGCCAGAGGTGGGGGGAGAACCATTACCCCCACCTTTTCAGGCTTTCCAGCGAGAAGGAATCATTCTGCGACGAGCAGAAGTTACCGTCATAGCAGGTACTCCAGGCGCAGGTAAGTCATCTATTGCATTACATATCGCAGCAAGACTAAAACAACCGACATTATATTTTTCTGCTGATACTAATGCACATACTATGGCAATGCGTTTGCTTGCTATGAAGGCTAAGATTACTCAGGCTCATGCTGAGTACATGCTCAAGACAGACCCACATAAAGCAGAAGAACTTCTTCGGGAGTTTAGTAATCTTTACTGGTCGTTTGAGCCTAGCCCTACCCTTAAGGATTTAGATGAAGAGGTATCTGCATTTGAAACCATGTGGGGTAGAAGCCCAACTCTTATAGTTGTAGATAACCTTATGGATATTGCAATAGATGGGCACGAAGAGTTTGCTGGTATGCGTCAGGTAATGAAAGAGTTAAAGTACCTAGCACGTGATACCAATGCAGCAGTACTAGTTTTACACCATACACAGGAAAGTGCGCTTGGCTATCCATGCCAGCCACGTTCTGCATTGCAAGGCAAAGTTGCACAGATTCCAGCAATGGTTCTAACCGTAGGTCAGATGATGCAAGGGCAAGATGCATACTTGTGTGTTGCTGCTGTTAAGAATCGTTATGGTAAAGCCGACCACACTGGTGCTACATATCTTTCATTATCATTTGAGCCTGGCTCTATGTATCTTGAAGATGTAGTACGAGATTACAGACAGGTAGAAATGAAAGTATGAGTAGCGCAGCCAAAGCCAAAGGCTCAGGTGCTGAACGAGATATCGTTAAGTACTTAAAAGAACATGGATTTCAATATGCTGATAGGCGTTTGGCTGGTGCTACACTAGACAAAGGTGACATCTCAGGTATACCAGGTGTTACTGTTGAGATAAAGAATCATGCCAAGATGGATTTGGCAGGGTGGGTAGAAGAGTTGATAGTCGAGATGGCTAACGACAAGGCATGGACAGGCGTAGTGTGGCACAAGCGCAAGGGTAGGGGAAGTCCTGGTGATTGGTACTGCACTATGCCTGGCTATGTTTATATAGATTTATTAAGGAGAGCGCTAGGTGAAACCAAGCATTGAAGAATACTTACACTACATAGGCGCAGCCGTGCCCGCTATGGGCAGCGGCTGGCGCAAGATGAAATGTCCTTTCCATATAGATACACATGCAAGCGCAGCAGTTAACTTTGATAAGAACGCATTTGTTTGCCACGGTTGTGGCGTTAAAGGTGATACGTTCTCTCTAATTATGTATAAAGAAGGTGGTGATTATCGTGAGGCTGTCAAGTTCGCAACGTCAGTTCTTGCTTCAGGCAACACAGAGGTACGCGGGAGCAATAGAACAAGCAGCAGAGTATCTGTCAAGCCGTCATCTGTCGGTAGACGAGGCAAACATATTTCATCTGGGAGTGGTCGCAGACCCTCTTCCAGGGCATGAACCATACAAAGGTAGATTAGCAATACCATACATCACACCATCAGGTGTAGTTGATATACGATTCCGTGCAATGCATAACGAAGACCCAAAGTATATGGGATTAGTTGGTGCTAAAACTACAATGTTTAATACTAAGGCTTGCTTTGTAGCAGATAAATATATCTGCGTAACCGAAGGTGAGTTTGATTGTATTATGATGAGTGTCAAGACACAGCATCCAACAATTGGTATTCCAGGTGCTAACAACTGGAAGCCACACTATGCAAAAATACTAGATGACTTTGAAGTAGTCATCGTATTAGCAGATGGTGATGCAGCAGGGTTAGAGTTCGGCAAGAAAATAAGTAGGGAACTAGGTAACGTAAACATAATCAGCATGCCTGAAGGCGAAGACGTTAACAGCATGATGATAAAACGAGGGAGCGATTGGATAGATGAGCGAATCAACGAGTGCATTTCCCCTGGACAGTAGTATCTGGGAACACATCAAGCACATGAATTATTCTGTAGGCATACCAGTATCCGAGAAGCGTATCTTAGATATACTCGGAGCCTTGCATGATATCTACGAGACGATTGAAGAAGACCCTGAAGCAGCACAAGAACTACTTATAGGATTGGCTGCAATTTTAACAGCAGTCAAAGAAGATAAAGCAGACACAGTCTTTGAAGAGTTTATGGTGAAGGACACCATGCAGAACTTTGATAAGGGAATCGAAAGAATCTTAAATGAAAAATCCAACTGACGTAGACGTAATCTTGCATGAACTGCAGAGCATTATGCTTAAAAAGCATGCAGATTATGGACCAATGAACATCTCTGGAGCACCTGGTGGTGCTATGAATGGGCTACGAGTACGCATGTATGACAAACTTGCACGCCTCAATAACCTTGTAGATACAGGCGACACGCCGAACTATGAATCTATTGAAGATACTCTAATTGACCTAGCAAACTACGCTATAATTGGGCTACTAGTCCAACGTGGACAGTGGGAAGGTTTACCCAATTCAAATGGCAAAACAACTGAAGAGAGTCGTAGTCCTCAGTGACTTACAGATTCCCTATCAAGATAATAAAGCCGTAGATGCTACGTTAGATTTCATTCGTGATTATAAACCAGATGAACTCTGGTGTGTAGGAGATGAACTCGATGCACCCGAACCGTCGCGCTGGAATAAAGGCATGGCGGGTGAGTATGCAGATACGTTACAAGATAGTATAGATTTAACAAATGAAATAATGGCTAGTTACCGAGAAGCATTAGGTAACAAGCCATTTTTTATTCAACGAAGTAATCATACTGACCGCATTGATACTTACATGCGCAAATATGCACCTGCTTTTATGTCTCTTAAATCATTAGAGATTGAAACCTTACTAGGTTATAGTAAACTAAAGATTAATTATCTACATAAAATGCATGAACTAATGCCTGGCTGGGTAATGGCACACGGTGATGAAGGCGCACTTAACCGTGCACCAGGAGCCACTGCTTTAAACTTAGCAAAGCGTTTAGGTAAGTCAGTAGTATGTGGACACACGCATCGCGTGGGTTTACAACATGAAACAACTGGCTTCTATGGTAAGACACATACCTTGTATGGTCTAGAAGTCGGGCATATGATGGATATCAAGCAGGCAAGTTACCTTACTTCAGGTAGCGCCAACTGGCAGCAGGGCATTGGTATCTTAGTACAAAAGAATAATAAGGTAACACCATTTGCTGTTCCAATTGTTAATGGCGAGGTAATCATTCCATAATGAATTACATTTCGGAGTATAACGAGTTGGTACAAACTCTAGCAACAGAATATGCACGCAGGTATAACATGTTAGAGCGTGATGATATTGCACAAGAGTTGTGGGTATGGTTTGTTTCGCACCCACGCAAGTACAAAGAGTGGTCAGACCTAGAACAAAAAGATAAAGATAAACTTATTGCTAAGTCGCTACGTAATGCAGCCCTTAAATTCTGTGAACGTGAGAAATCTAAAAAAATTGGGTACGATATGTCCGATTTATACTACTATGACGCTTCAGTTGTAGAGGCTTTCTTGCCTTCAATCATCAGTGAAACCTATGTAATACCAGTTAAGATTCAAGATTTAAATTCTAAGTTTGGAAGCGGAGACTTGTCGGATGGCAACAATTGGTTATCTCTTCGCTCAGATATAGCATCAGGTTACTATAAGTTATCCGAAGCAAAGCAAAACATATTACGCTTACGCTTTAGTGTAGAGCAGCCAGACTGGGCAACACTGGCAAAAGAAATGGATAGCACACCAGATGGTGCACGTATGAAAGTTCAGCGTGCATTGAACTCACTTATTAAACACCTTGGTGGCTGGAAGCCACAGACTGATGAGGATGTAGTAAGTGAATGACTTAAGAGGTGAGCCAGCATTTGCATGTATATGCGGTTGTAAGATGTTTGAAGTAACAGTAATGTGGGATGAGGGAACACGGGCAGTAGGCTGGTATGACCTCACTCAGAAATGTAAAGAGTGCGGTACGTTAACAACAGCACCGACAGAAATAGATGGGTGTGAGGACTAATGCCTAATTATGATTTTAAATGTGAAACATGTTTAACTGTTATAGAACTACAAGACCCTGCACCTATTGGCTGCACAACTTGCGGTAACACAATGGTTAGAATATGGTCAGCCCCAGCCATTAAGTTTAATGGTTCAGGCTTTTACTCCACAGGAGGATAGTATGTATAACTTTACCGACCAAGCAAACTGCATTGGTATTGACGTTAATATGTTCTTTACTAAGGAAGGTACTAGTACATTTCAAGAAGAGAAACTTCTTAAACGTACATGTGCTGCATGTCCAGTTCAATCCGAGTGTCTGGACTATGCATTAAATCATGCAGTGCTAGGATGGTGGGGTGGCACATCAGAAATACAACGCAGAAGACTGCGTCAAAAACTTAATATAATTCCAGAACCAATCTTAATTGAAAGGGTAACACTATGACAGTATATGAAATTGCAGTAGGTGTTTTCTTGGCACTACTAGTAAGAGACATAGTATCTTTATTTGCAGTAGAAATTGCTAGACGTATTGAAAACAAAAAATATGAAAAGCAATTCGATGAGTTGATGGACAACTATGATATAGAAGTAGAAGAAATGCGTAGAGCAAGAAAGAAGAAAGCAGTAAAGAAGAAGTCATAAGGGGACAAAAAAAGACCCCTGCCAGGTAGGTTAATTTACCTGAGCAGGGGCTTTTACTTTTTGTTTACTTGGAACCGCGACCAAATTCTTTGGCTTTAGGGTCAAGTGCCTTCCAGATTGGTGCAATGAAGGCAGACAAGAAGGCATATACAAGTGCCTTAGGGTCTGTTACACCTGATGCATAGAGTGCTACAACAGTAGGCACAGCAGCACGGGCGTATGTAGTTGCAATAGCAACGAGTTTATCTGTATTCATATTTCCTCCTTAGGATTTAAAGACTGGCTTACCAAAGCCTACGACAGTCACAGCCTGTGACCTACGTAATTTGGAACCATTCTTCTTCTTAAATGCACGCACCTTTAGGCAGACTTGCCCTCCATTGCGCTGGTCACCCTTCTTATCTGGGGCAGTATTGCCTTCGATGCAAGTGACCGTTCCATCTCCGTTGTCTTTGACTACAATCCCGATATGGGAAATGCGGTCAACTCCATCGTTAGGAAAATCAAAGAACACAATATCTCCTGGTAGTGGCTGAGCAGTATCACTTGCCTTTTCCCATTGTTTCTTTTTCATAAATGCTGATGCACCATTAACTGTAGATACACAGTTAGGAATCTTTAGATTTACCTCATTGGCACACCAATTAACAAATGACCCACACCAAGGCAGGAAGTTTGCCTTTGTGAAAGCACCATACTTAGTCTCGTTATCTTTTGGTCCTTCAATAACTCCGAGTTGACTCTTAGCAACCTCAATAAAATCTAAACGTTGACCCATTATTCTGCTGCCTTCTTATCTACTTTAGCAAATGCTTGATTAATTTCTTCTGCTGTTAGACTTCCATCTGCAAGGAAGAAGCGAGCAAGTGCTTCAATAACAGTTGCTGCGCCTAAGGCGCCAGCCAGTACCGCTGCTTGCCATACTTCAATACCAACAAGTGAACCCGCACCGATAACGCCAAGTGATTCTGCTGCAATAACCGCAACAATTCGTAGCATTACATTCTTAAATGTTTCCATTATTCTTCTTCCTCTTCGTCAATCCATTCGGATATGTCTATGTCTGGTACTCCTATACCCCACTTTGGTTCTGGGATTATGAAACCAACTGTCATTTATCGTCCTCCATTGTCCGTATCTTAAATGTAATTGCCCATATAACTAAACATAGAATAATTGCATAACCAACTACGGTTTTAGCCGAGCCTTCAAGTACAACCCATGCTACGAACATACCTAGTAGTGTCCAGAGTTGGTTAAAAATATCTGAAAAGAATTTCTTCATGGTTTTCTCCTATAGGCGGCTGTTGCGGCGGCTCCTGCCGCTGCTTGTGTTGCTATACCCCCTGCGATAATGGCTGAAACCACTACCTTTTCTGACTTCTCTCGCACCTCTGGTGACATATCGGCACCTACCTGAGCGAACGCTGCAAGTGCAGCGCTTGGATCAGTAAACATTGTTGCTAGTAACTCGGCTGGATTCTGCAATAACGCCACGGCTACCGCTTGCTCTTGTGTGAGCACAACTCCGTTGTCTAGTGTTACACTTTCCTCATGTTCTTGAGGCTCTGGAGCGGGTTCTGGCGGGAGTTCAGGCTCTGGTTGAGGTTCTACTATGGGTGCTTCCTCTGGAACCTCAGGCTCCGCAGGTTGCGGTTCAGGTTCTGGCTCTGGTTCAGGAGGTAAAGGTGGCTCAGGTTCTATTGGCTCTGGCTCTACCGCTGGTGGTAATTCTGGTTGTGGCACTGGTACGGGTTGAGGAGCAGGTTCGGGTTCTGGAGCAGGAATTACTTCAGGCTCTGGAAGTACGGGAACAGGCTCAGGCTCAGGTTCAGGTTCAGGAAGAGGTTCAGGCTCAGGTTCAACAGGTTCAACAGGAGCAGGCTCTTCTGGTACAACAGGCTCTGGAGTGGGACTTACAGGGAGTGGCTCCAAAAACGCAGAAGAAGGAATAACTTCCCATCCAGTATCTGTAAACCACATTAAACTAACGTTGGCTCCGCCACCATTTTCGTAATACCACATTTCAATAATCATAGGTACTGCTTGAGTAGTAGGTATATCGGCGGTTGAACCGCCTCCGCCTTTGTCGTACCAATCATTTATATACAACTGACCATCAAGGTATAGTCGAACACCATCATCTGCAGGTGCAGTAATGTATGTAGTGCCAGTTTTAATTGGAGTAAAATTACCAGTCAACTTAACTATAACATCCTCTGACCTACCAGAGTTAAGTACTTGACCACTGCCCCAGTTAAAATCAACATTAGGTACTTGAGTTACAAGTATAGGTTGTGCATTTGCTGGCAATACTGGTGCGTTGTTTTGACCTAAAACATTATAGACTTCTGCTGTTAATCCATCTTCAGCCCTTGCAATTGCAGGGAAAAGAAATAGTGAATTAAATAATATAAAAGATATTGCTAAACTATTTCTTACCTTGCTCACAAAGGAGTAAGTAAATTTGGTCAACGCGGGTTTCCAATCTATCGACTTGGTCTTTTACCGAACTGCCCCCGTTATTTTTAAGTTCACTGAGATAGTGTTTAACTAACCAGCGTGTTGCTGCACCAAAAGATGCAATGATAGTTACGACTGAAACTATAAGCCCAGCCCAATCCGATGCACTCATTACACAGTCCTAACAATTATCTGCAAGATACCGCCAAATCCATCAAAGCCTTTATCTGGTGGTGTCGCACGTGTGAATTGAATCTGTTCTATAACAACCTGTCGAGTCTCACCTGTTGTTAAGTCTTGCCAAGTAACTATGTCACCTGATTCTTCTATCTCTTCTAGTGCTGCAATGCGAGCCATCGCTCGCCCTTCGTATCCTGTTTGTACATTAAATCTATCTGTTTCAATATCAAAGCAATACACTGGATACTGGATAAGACGCTGACGTGGTGTAGCAATAGTAGCCTTGGCTTGGTATCCCTTAAAGACTGGACCTCTGCTTGCAGTTGTACTGTCACGTGTAAATAAAAACTTATATGCTACATATTCTTGAGCGGTAGATGGTTGAGAGGTTGTAACCTCTACAGCAGTAATGCCAGAACTGTAAGTTATGTGGTCATACTCAACATCATTCTTATCTACTGTTTCAAGCGTAAGAGTTCCATAACTAAAATCTCCACGCCCAAGTAAACGCTTAAAGTTCTTAGGTTCTAGTGTTCCATATCTAATATTTCCAGTAGTTAAATAACCAGAGGTTACTAGTTCACTTGCTGATTCAAGATAAATTGCACCATTTGTTGTATTATATGCAGTAGTAAAAGCAAGACGGTTAGTTGCACCCATAAAGGCAACGGCTGTTGTATAGTGTTCTGATGTTTGTGTCACCTGCAAATCATTTGCGTATGCAAATACAAGTGACTCAAGTTCTGTACCTAAATCAATTCTAATAAGACCACCATCTAGTGCACCAATACCAGAGGCTGCCCAAACAAATCTATCTCTTGCTGCAAAGTCGTATACAGGTTGGCTTGTCTCTACAATAAGTGGTCCATAGTTTAATGACCCGCCATCTTGGTCGTTGATAGCGGCAACTCGAATACCTTTATTAGTGCCAATCATTATACGTCCAAGATAATAGTATATCTTTTCTATAATCTCACCAGCAGGTAATTCTGCTGCAACTACCGCTGATGTAAGAGTAGGCATAACACCAGCAGTAGATATGCTATACTTCTGTATAGTAGAGTAGATACCTGAATGTCCTGCTGTGTAAATAGCAGGACCAGATGCAGCGATAGATGTGTAGTGATAGTTAGTATTAGTATTAGTATATAGAGCAGTCGGCAACGCTGTTGCCGTAGTTGTTACTTCATAAACTGCGTTATTAACACAAAGAACAATACGGTCTTTAACAAACTCCATTGCTGCATATTGAATTGTAATACTATTTGCAGTAAACATAGGTGATGGAATGGTTGTAGTATTGTCAGTTAGTAACTTCTTGTACATATGAAGTCTTGGAGTACCACTTATATCAGCATTAGTTATCCAGTATGCGTAAACACCATCATCACAGATAGCATAGACTGGTTCTGCGCTACCAGTATTGTAATCAATAAAGTGAATTACTGGGTCGGTTACTCCAGTACCAACTGGAGATACAGCAGTAGAAGTTACGTTGGATGCAGTTTTAGCATATGTAAAGGTTGTTGTTGTAGGTGCACCCGTGATGGTATAGGTGCCATTAAAGGTAGCATCTACACCAGTAATGGTTATACTCATACCAGTAGATAAACCGTGTGCTGTAGATGTAGTAAGGGTTGCTACGTTTGAAGTTAAAGCCTTGTTAGTTATAGATACAGTAATTGCTGGATAAACTTTATCAACATCGTATTCATCATGTAGCAATACTCCATCTATTCCAGACCACTGAATAGAACGTACGTGTTGGTTAGTATGCTGATGGTCAGTACCAACTATAGGACCAGTAGTAATATGAGTATCTGATACTGACTTAAGAAGCGTAGCCTGTCCTTTTGTCCAAACATCTATACCTTGTGAGTCAGCAAAACGATAGTGACCATTAGCATCGGCGGTTCCTGGGTCAAGAAATTTAATACCAGAACCAGCATGAAAGGACATTTGGCTACGAATCCACCAACCAGTAAGTGATTGCTCACCTGGTTCTTGTCCATTATCAAACTGGTCTTTCTTAAATGGTGCAGTCTGGCGTACGTAAGGGCGCTCATCTTTAATAGCATAGATAAAAGGCAAGCCACCTATTGCAGTATCATATGCAATATCTGTATTTTGCCAGATTGAATTGTTGGAGACAATACCAATATCAACTGCAATAGCACGGGCGTTGCCTGTTAAATCGCCACGACCTTCGGTTATGTCTCTACCAGCCACCGTATCTCCTTATATAATTGATGCTTCTGCTTCGTCTACTGCGTCGTCTATAGTACGACCATGCTCTTTAGAGCAGTTCCCACATATCTTGCACATATCGTCCCTAAAATTAGTTGAGCAGTTTGAATCCGTGCTCAGGGATTAGTTATTATTTTAGTAGTAAATAAGAACGCAGCCCGTGCCGCCTGCGCCACCAGCAACTATGGAACCACCTGATGTTCCTGCGCCACCACCACCGCCTCCGCCAGAGCCACCTGCTCCACCAGTAGCGGTATTAGCAGTTGCTCCCGCACCAAGGTATCCACCTCCACCACCACCACCGCGCTGGCTTGCTGATACCGAACTTCCTCCAGCAAAAAGACCCGAGCCTCCGCCGTAACTTACTCCAATGTTATTTGTTGTTCCACCGCCACCACCACCGACATATAAACCATCTCCACCCTTGCCACCAGGGTTTCCACTTTGGTCAGCGGCTCCGCCACCTCCAGATGTTCCAGCACCACCAACGGAAATACCTCCGAAACCAGCGCTGTTTCCACCACTACCACCAATAGCATATGCAGCAGAACTTCCCGTTCCACCACGACCACCAACTTGACCTTCGGCTCCACCTCCTGCACCAGAACCACCAACACCGTTTGAAGGTGGGGAAGTAGCAGTTCCTCCATTAGCACCACCTGATGCAACTAAACCGCCAAATAAACTTGGGTTGCCTGGAGTATTAAGAAATGTAGATGTATTACAGGTTCCACCAGCACCAATGGTTGCTGTTGTTGTTGGTGTTACCCAACCTTGCATAACGGCTCCACCACCACCACCGCCTCCGCCAGAAACAGTAGAACCAGTCAAACCACCTGCACCACCGCCACCAACCACTACTGCATAAACCTGTGATACGGGAAATGAAAGTCCAGTTTGATTAGATGTGTAAGTATTACGAAGCGTTAAACCAGCAGGAACACCTGTTGGAAGAATAGGTGGAGTAGCACCTGCAGGTGCTGGGAATACTGAATATGCCATTACGCTATCTCCACTCCGCTGATATGAAACTTAACTGTAGTTGCTGATGCAAGCCCAGCAATAATCTTAGTTGTAGCAAGGACCTGCTTGAGGTCAAACATTGCTGTTGAGTTTGCTGCTAGTGCCACATCCTTGAATAGGTCAACAGAGTCTAATGTGATAGTAAATGTAGCAGCAGTAGATGCCGAGTTAGTTACTACGATGTTAGTTACTACTGTTGTAGTAGATGATGGGACTGTATAGAGCGTTGTGCTTGTTGTGGCTGCTGCTGTTCTAGCCAGTGCTTTAGATGTTGTAGCCATTAGTTACTACCTTTTTCCTTTACTTAGAATCCATAATATCTTCAACCTTTAGGGCTTCGATATCTACGGCTGCTGATGTTGCTAGGTTTGCTAGGTCTCTTGCTTTACTCATTATTTCTCCTAATTGAGTGCTGCTGCTGTATAAGATGGAGTGATACTTCCACGTGTAGCGGTCCAGTCGGTATTAGTTAATGAACCAGTTGTTGCGCTACCGTTTACTGTTCCTTCAGTATACGTTGTTGTCGTTGTAGAATATGAACTTGTTCCGTATACAAATGTAAAGCCATTGACAGTATATGTTCCAGTAAGGCTTCCGTCTGCTGGAAGTTTCATAATTACTGATGCTGTGTTGTTGTTAATCCAAGAACTAATATACATATTGCCACTCGAATCAACGAATATTCCTTGTGGTTGTAGGTTATATGTAGAATTTGTAACCTGACGTTGCCATTGAATATTTCCATCTAAATCATATTTTGTAACCTGAATAGCAGTTCTGGTTGATACTGTAGTTCTATAAAGAACATACATAGAAGAACCAGATATAAAAATCTGCTTTGCATATCCACCAGTTCCACTGTTTTTTTGCCAAAGAGTAGTGCCACTTGAATTTATCTTAAATAAAACTCCACCCTCTGTTGCTACATATATGTTGTCAAGAGAGTCTGATTTCATTGCTCTTGGGTATTGTCCTAGTGAATATGTTTTTGTCCAGCCATTACCAGTGCCAGTCCATTTCCATACTGAGGTAGTGTTTCCAGCGTTTTCTCCGCCACCAACAACCATATCTCCATTAGAAAGAACACAACCAGCCTGTCCATTAAAGTTGGCTCCAGTTGAATTCCAGTAACTTGTCTGGTTTATGCTTCCATTAGAGTTCCACTTAAATGTATATGGCTTAAAGTTTGCACCAATATACCAACTACCATATCCAAGGATATATCCAGATGAGAAATCATAACCTTGCATAACTAAGTTTGCATTAGCATTACTGGTAGTTTTCTGCCACTGCAATGTGCCAGATGAATTTAGTGAGTATATATACCAGTTAGAATCATTTGCGCTTGAAGAACCTGTAACAATATTTCCAGATGAATCGACAGTAATCATTGGATTATTTGGAAGATAGTCATCTCCAGCAAAAGCCATTTTGTATGCCCATTGAAATGCGCCACGTTCATTTATCTTCATCGTGTACGTATCTCTATCACTTGCTCCAGTTAAGAAAGCACCGACTGTATAGACATTTTTATTTGAGTCAACAGCAACTCCACCTATGCGTGTATCTACAGTAGACATCCAGTATGGTTGATATCCAACATTTCCAACAAGCATTGATTGGTATCTCTTGTCAACTAAGACAGATGATTCCTTAAATCTTTTGACTGCCATTGATTATCCAATCACTACGATAACTATTCCTGAACCACCTGCTGCGCCTATATATGTATCTGCGTCAGATTGCACTCCACCACCACCTCCGCCTCCAGTATTGGCAGTGCCAGCAGTAGATGTTACTTTTCCAGAAGAACCACCAGCCCAACTTGCTCCACGTCCAGCATTAGTTCCACCAGCACCGCCACCGTTTTCTCCACCTCCACCACCACCTGATGAATAAACTTCAGCAGTTCCAGTTATAGAGTTAGAAACTCCACTACCACCTGCACCACCACGACCAGAACCAGCAGTAGCGCCATTTACTCCAACGCTACCTGCGCCGCCGCCGCCACCGCCGCAACCATTGCCCGCTTGTCCGCCATTATTTCCTTGAGAAAGTTGAGCGCTTCCAAAAAGAGCCCAACTAGAAGCATCTGTTCCACCGCCGCCTGAACCGCCATTTTGTCCTAAAAGGACCCAGTTATTACCTGTGCCTCCACCACCTCCGCCTCCAAGAACAGAGTAATCTCCTAATTGGCTAGGATTTCCATTTCTGCCAAGGTTATTTGCATAAGTAGAATTTGATGCAGCACCACCAGCACCTACGGTTACAGTTAATGTTCCAGATGGAAGAAGTGCGGAAGATTTATATAAATATCCACCACCACCTCCGCCTCCAGCACCATCTATACCACTTGATGCTTGACCGTAACCACCACTACCGCCACCGCCTACAACAAGAATTTCGGCAGTACCAGCAGTACCAATAGTAATAGAACCAGAACTGTTAAACTTATAAATAGTTTTACCAGCGCGAGATGTAGTGTCGATTGTCGGTGAGCCAGTTGTTGATGTTACCGTTGCTGGTGAAACCGCAGATATATTCTGTTTAGTAAATCCCGTTCTAAAGGATGAAATTCCCACTATGAAATCTCGCTTCCAAATGCTGTGAATGAAAGAGTAGTTGTTGATGCATACACTGTAATCACATCTGTTGTAGCCAATGTGATACCAAGTGTTAGCGCTGTTGAGTCAGATGCTCCGACTGAAATATCGTAAGCAACATAGTGCACAGCAGCAAGAGTTGCTCCTGCTGGTCGCACAGCAATACGGTATGTAGCAGCAGTTGTTGTCTGGTTACAAATAACAATGGTAGATACCACTGCTGATGTAGCCGACGGAACTGTGTACAGCGTCGTTGCTGTTGTTGCGCTTGGGTTAGATTGTCCTAGTACTTTATATGCTGTTGGCATTTGTTATGCTCCCATCAAGAGGAATACAGTTGGTGTCGGGTCAGTGGTTACTGCTCCCCAAGATTCGGATGAACCATTTGTTGTTAAGAACTTTCCAGCATTACCAGTTTGAGAAGGTAATGAATATTGAGATACAGCAGACCATTCAAGTCCAGTTGCTGTAGATGAGTTAGCCTTGAGATAATATCCATTTGTCCCTAGCGCAAGTTTACCAACAGTATCTGCTGCTGTACCTACAAGAATATCACCCTTAGCATCAAAGATTGTTTCTTCGATAGCAGAGGCTAATTCAAATGATGTGAATGTAATTACTTCAAGTACATCGCTAGCAGCAAGGGCTGAAAGAGATGTAATACTTGTTCCATTAGTTGCGCTATAATCAGTTGTTGGAACAAGGAGAACACCATTAAGATATACTTGAGCCTTACCAGGAATATAAGATAATGTTAATCCATTAGAGTCAGCACCTGATACTGACGTTTCTCCGCCAGAAGCGTTAAAACGATAACGATAAATTGCTGCAGTTGATGAGATTGAACCCCACTCGGAACCCGTCCAAGCATACATAGCATTAGATACTGAATCCCAGTAAATAGCACCTGTAATAAGTGCATTACCATCATTGTCTACAGATGGAGCAGATGACTTGCTACCAAGGTAGCGGTCATCGAATGAGTCATAGGATGCGGCAGCGGCTGTAGCGCTTGCTGCAGCAGCGGTAGCAGAACCTGCCACAGTGTCTACATAAGCCTTTGTAGCAGCGTGTAGGTCTACAGTAGGAGCACCTGACAAGGTAAGAGCACCAGTCATTGTGCTGCCAGCCTTTAGTACAAAAGAGTCATAGACAGTTCCACCTGATTGAATTGCTGTTGCAATCTCACCAAGGGTATCAAGTGTAGAAGGTGCTGAGTTAACTAGGTCTGCGACCTTTGTATCTACATAAAGTTTAGTAGCAGCATCAGTGTTAACTGTAGGTGTAGCAAGAGATGTAATCTTTTGGCTATTAACAGATACTGAGCCAGTAGGCGCAGCCATTTGGTCTAAACGAGATGTGCGTACCTGTGTATCAAAATCAGAAACAGTTGCTGCTAATTGTGTACCAGTGTGGTTAGCACGGGCATATGGGTCTGTAACCATCTTGGCTGCTGTGATAGTACCGTCAGCAATATCTGCTGCAACGATGGTTCCATCAACAAGGTCAGCGGAAGTAATAGTTCCACCAAGGTCTAACTTAGTCTTGGCAATCGCTGCGCTTGCATTGATGTCAGCGTTAAGAATTGTGCCATCTAGAATCTTGGCAGATGTTACCGCTCCGTCTGCTAGGTCTCCAGCAACGATAGTGCCATCGGCAATCTTAGCCGAAGTAATAGCACTGTCAGCAATATCTCCAGTAGCAATAGTTCCATCAAGAATCTTTGCTGAGGTTATGGCTCCATCTGCAATGTCGCCAGCGACGATAGTTCCGTCTGCTATCTTGGCGCTAGTAATTGCTGAGTCTGCAATCTTACCCGTAGTTACTACTGTTGGGGCTAACTTGCCCTCTGTAATCGATAGGTCATCAATCTTAGTTGTGCCTACAGCACCAGTTGCAATCTTACCGCTTGTGATAGCAGAGTCTGCTATATCACCTGTAGCAATGGTTAGGTCTGCAATCTTGGCAGAGGTAATAGCACTATCAGCAATCTTGGCTGTAGTTACGTTAGCATCAGTAATCTTAGCGGTAGTCACAGAGTTAGACTGGAGCATCGCTGTGGTAATCATATTAGTGTCTGATGTCTCAAGGACGTTAGCAATAGTTAGACCGTGTGCGGTTGTTGAGTTCTCAATGTGAGCATTGGCTTCACGATAGTCACGCCCGATAGCCATATGGCGAATTACTGCTCCAGCACCGTGTGCTTGACCAGCAACAGGACTTGTTTCAACTCCACGAATAATTGTTAATACATCACCAGAGACTCCAGTAACATCTACAATTTCTTCAAGCGCTGTATCTGGGTCAATAACAACAGTAAATGTTGAAGTAGTTGAAATACTAGGACCAGATATACCGCCAAGTAATGCAAGTGCAGAACCGACTGTCATTGATGTAGTGCTAGCATTAATACCAGCCGATAGGCTTGTCTGTTGTGAACGTGAAGAATAGTTGCGTATTGTCATTTATGTTCCTATCGGGAGAAGTGAACGCGAGGCGGATATTGTTTTTGTTGTGCTGATTTTTCTTCAGCAAGACGCTGGCTATATAGTGCATACAGTTGTTTAGTTGCATTTTGTGATGAACCAAACGGACGCTTGTTATCAGTCTCATCAGCCTGTGGACTAGTCTGAGAAGCACGGGCAGGGTCAAGATAAGCAAGTAAGCGGTAAGCAGCACCAAGGATAACTACATCACGTGTAGATTCTGGAAGTCCAGTTTGTGCAGAATATGAAGTAGTTAATGAAGTACTAAGAGTAGTAGGTGAGGTAGCGTAAGTAACTTTAACTGTGCGTCCAGGGGCTACGCGGTCTCCGATAGTAACTGTCTGTGCACCAGAACCCCAAGTGGTAACGTCTGGATTAGCATCAAAGTCATATCGTCTAATACGAATCCACTCTTTAGATGAGCCAATCTCTTCCCAATGCATACTAAGTATGTTTTGAATATCTAATCCACTAAGTTCATAAGTTGTAACTGCTGGGTTAAAAGTAAAGGAAGTTTGCTTGACTGCATAGATTACAGAGCCAAGTGACTTAATTGTATCTTGAATTGCACGCTTAACTACAAAACGTGGAAAGGTAGGACTAATTGTAACCTTGTCACCCGCAGCATGTGCTGCTGTTGTAGTACCTAAATAACCACGTCCATAAGGAGCAATAGTTGCCGTATTGCCAATTCTGTCAATTGCATCTATCCAGATTAACTCATCATTAATCTCTATAGTTCCTTTGCCAACATCAGCGCTTGAGCCAAGCGACATAGTTAGTGGCGCATCTACAGTTGATGCAGTAGCCGCTAATGCAGCACGCAAATGTGTAGCGCGGTCTTGCTGCAATGTATATCCAGCAAGGTTAATTACAACCTCATCTGTCAATTCATTCAATGTGATAGCCACAGATTACCTTACTTTCTTTTTTGTCCTACGAAAGCATCGTAGTAGTGCTCATCAAACGAGAAACGTTTCATGTGTGGAACAGTTGCTCCAGTGTGTGCATAAACAGGAACATCTGCCTTATCACACAGGGCAAAGAAATATATATCCTCACCCATAAAGTTCTTGCCATGTCCAATGTCAGAAAACAATGGAGCATCTGGCAGTACAGCCCTAATGCGGTCAACTATGCTACGGTGCATAAGCACGTAGCCCATACCTGCTGCTCCGACTGGCATTAGTTTATTCTTTGGCAATGGGTGTATGCGGGTAATACCTACAGTTCCATTGCTCTCTACAAAATTAAATAATGTAGGCATTGGAGTCATAAGACTCTCTTCAGGCTGGTCAGTTGTAAAGTAAACTCCAGTAAGAATAGGACGTTCTATTACATCCTTGTTATCCCAAAGCAGTTTAAATGTATTTACACTTATAACTACATCTGAATCTACCCAAAGAATCCAGTCTGCTTTATTGCCTTCATACCAATGGTTAATTACTTTATCGCGCTGTCTAGCAATCTGATTGCCTTGACTGCGTAGAGTGGTTACGACTTCTACTCCAGAGTGGAGCATTACATCGGTAACACCCTGCATAAACTTTCCATCAACCATACCATTATCGCACCAAGCGATAGCCAACTTGTCGTTCATTGTCCCCTGCTTTCTTACTTCTTTTTTGCTCTTGCGTTATCCACAAGATTTGGATAAGGTCTTCCAGCCTTTTTAGCCATTGCTTTAGCCTTTGCTTTTTGAGCAGATGTAAGTGGTTTTGATTTCTTATTAGGATTCTTTTTATCCCAAAATGCTTTCTTTACCATTTTACTTTATCTGCCCAGTATGCTGCAGACATTTTGCCTTTAGCAATGTTCTTAGCATGACGTGCTTTAAAAGAAGCCTGTCGCTTTGTGGGCTGACGGTCTCCAGTCACACCCTGTTGACCAAAGCGAATAGTCTTAACCTTCGTACCTTCTTTAGCCACAACAACGTGCGACTTCTTAGGATGGTTAGGCGTACGCTTTGGTTTATTAAAACCAGATACTCCTGCTCGCTTTAGTCTAGGGTCTGACATTATTTACCTTTCTTAACTCCAGATACACGCTTAAGGCGTGGATTAGCAGCAACGGCTTTCTTGCTTGCTTTGCGTGCTCCCGATGCGAGAATCGCACCAGCACGCTCCATACTCACACCTTGCTTGGCAGCAATTTTCTTTTGTACTGCTTTGAATCCTGGATGTGCTTTCATTAATTTGTTTTTCCATTTGGACGTACTCCGTACTTTTTGTAAATCTCAGCACGTGCTTTTTCTATGTTTTTTACTTTACCACTGTTAATCATTTTTTGAAATGCATCTTCAGCAGCCTTGACATTAGGTTTAACAGTTGGCTTAGGCGTAGCCTTAGCCGTAGGTGTTACCTTAGGCTTAGGTGTTGCCTTGCGAATCATAGAAGCCATTACTTCTTCTTGCCCATCTTCTTTGCTACGGCTTTTTTTGCTGCCTTCTTGACAATCTTCTTCTTTGCAAACTTCATCATCATGGCTTTTTCTTCCATTGACTCTGCCTTTGCGTACATCTTGCCAGCCTTGCCAGCCATCTTCTTCTTCATCATTATATGCCCACTTCCTTCATAACTTCGGCAACCTTGTTGTTGACCTTATGTGCTGCTGGCATCTTTTCTGCATTGTAAGGACGGTTTAATGTCTCACTTGCAGTAATTGCTGCCTGTACTTTTTCTGGTGTAGTTCCACCAGGTTGGATACCTTGTGCTTTTGCTGCTGCATATCCATTGAGACGTGCATCCCACTTCTTTTTGGATATATCTCTTGTAGCATCTCCTGCATTTAATTGTAGGCTTTTAGCCTTGCAACCAAAGCAAGGGTCATACTTGCAATTGCTGTGGTCAATACTTACTTCTTCAGTCTGATTAAAAATTGTAGTTGATGTAATATCACATTTACTACAACCATACAATGATACATACTGGTCCATCTGACCATCTACTAATTTGTATGACCACTCAAGTACTTTAGTAATGTGGTCATTCTCTGTTAAACAAGCCATTGTGTCCCTACTCTACAGTGAAGTTTGCTTCTGTAACTCCAACGTTGCCAGCAATCAATGCTGCTTTAGTAGCATCATTAACAACATTCTTAGTACCACCCATATAAACCTCATCATAAGTATCTAGGTCATCTTGTGATGGATATCGTACTTGACGGTATGTACCGCCAGTTTTTATAATTGTGATACCACGGTCAATTGTATAAAAGTCAAATAGACGATGACCGCCTGCAGGACCCTCAGCCACCGTTGGTGTCTCAAAGATATAGTTTGTCATGCGTCCTCCTTAATGGACTTACTGTTAAGTAAAGGCTAAGCGAACCTAACCTTTACTCAACCGTCAATCAATTAAGCGATTGATGAACCTGATTCGATTCGGTATAGTGCCTCTTCACGGTAACGTGCAAAGCCGAGTACGCCGTACCATCCGATTGGACGGAAGCGCATCAACTTATCTGTTACTGGTCCGATTACAGTGTGTGGCTCTTCTGCCACAGCCTGTGCAAGTGCTTGCTTACCGCAAAGAATTGTGCGGTAGTTCTTAGCAGATGAAGCACCATCAGTTCCCACGTATAGACGTGGTGACTCTACGATGAACGCTCCGCCGTACTGACCAACTTCTCCTGCCCAGATGCGGTCCTGTGAAGCACCGTACTGGTTAGGGATGAGCCAGCCTGTAGCAGATGAATCTGCCATCAAGTCGAATGTTACATCTGGGTGCATACCTGCCCAATAAAGTGAACCCTTGCGAGCCTTAGCCTTATTAGCACGTAACTTGTGAACAGCCTTACGGATGTTAGCACCTGAGATTGTAGCAGCAGCAGTAATTGTTGCTGTTGATGTTGCTGTTGCACCTGCGTATAGAACGTTAGTTCCACCGCGAAGTGTTGTCATTGCAATCTCGTCGATAGAGTCTGCAAGGTTAACAGCAATGATGTTCGCAACTGCTGGGTCAACATCAGCAAGGCTGAATAGTTGAAGAGCACGTGTTACGAGTGTTGAGTTACCATACTCTGCAAGAGTAATAGTTGTTGAGGTTGGTGTAGCAAGTGCAACAGAGTCGCGGTCTGCATCTTCAGTAAGAGCAGTGGTCTGTGTTGAAAGGTCTACGAAGCGCTGTAGAACAACTGTAGAACCAGGTTGTGTCTGGTTTGTTGGTTGCTTATCAGCGACGGCACGAATGAGCGGCTCATCGCGGAGTGCGAACTCCAAGAGGCGGTCATAGGCCTTTTGTACCAAACCTGCTGAACCGACTGTACCTCCGAATGAGGATGAGCCAGTTGATGTATAGGCATTAGCCATTGTTTGTCACCTCCAAGTGACTAGTTGGAAACTATGATTGTGAACGGAGGATTGCTAGGAACTCTTCTTCAGATTGCGCGTTCTGCATACGAAGTTCTAGGTCTTCTGCTCGGTCAGGTGTAGTAGCACCTTGAGTGATAACGTCCTGCTGACGTAATGCAGCGCGGTCCATCTCACTTACTCTTGGTGCATCCTGCTCTGTCGCAATTCCAAACAAGTCTCCGTTATCTTCAAGCCAAGTATTAACTGACTCTTCAGAAACTTCGTCTATGTCCTTAAGAATTAAACGCATTGCTTTAGGATTTACACCTTTCTTTTCTAGGACTTCTTTGACTGTACGTTCACGTTGAACTTTAGATAAACCATCTAGTTGTTCCGTTAGTTCCTTAATACGTTTTTCGTCAGAACGCTTAGCCTTGCGTAACTTTTTTAATAAGTCACTGCTATCGCCTGAGAAATTCTCGGTATCTAGGTCGTCGTCTTCGTCATCCCATATGTTGTTGCTCATAGCAACTATCCACCCTTCTATTGTTTGAGTTCGCAAGCCTCAGTGACCATTCGGGGAAATGGGCTGGCTCTTGCTACCAGTCTGTTACGCTGACGGGGCTGGTGGGTCCGTTCAGGATATTATATTTGCCCTGTAGTCTTACTCTTAAGACTAACTTGGGACATGCCAGATGAACCAGAGAAGGCTCCTATTTCGCGTGCTGCAAGCGTTTGACGCTTACGCTTAGCAGAAGCAAGTCCTTTAAACTCTTCTTCTTCACCTGTTGTTTTATTATATGTAATGCCTTCGGCATTATAGATAGCACTAAGTTTTTCAGTTGTTGGTAGATACTCTGCAATTTTCTCGTATCCAGCCATAGCCTTAGCCCTATCAATACCTAACTTGGCAAGGTCCTCTGCTGTACTAAGACTTGTTTGACCAAGTCCCTGTGATATAGAAGCGGCGCTAATCTCAGCAACGTTTACTTTTTGCTCCAGTTGCTTAGAACCTTCCTTAGGATTAAGAAAGTACTTGACTAGGTCAGTCTCTGTAATATCATAAAGTCTTTTAAGTTCTGTTTTAATATTAGCATCTGATAGATTTACGCGTGTAACTACCGTATCAATACGGTCCTTAAATTCATTTGCTGATATATCATTGCCAATAACTTCAGCCATTTTTTGCTGACGAGCAAGACGGGTAGTAGCATCTGTAGCAGTACCAAAGTAATCACTCAAACCGTATGCTTTAAGTGTTTCACTATAATCATTTTCTAGTTCAAGATAGGCTGCTTCATTAATAACATTAAGACCTTTCGCAACACGAAATTCATTGCCTTTAAATCTATCAGTATAAGCCGTTTCTGATTTAAGTTTTAATTTAGCCTGCTCTGGTCCTAGGTCTTGCTCCATATATCTACGAATTGTTGGAACCAAACTTTCAAGACCGTATAATTTAAACGCTTCTTCAAGAAGAGCATAAGCATCTTTAGTATCTTTATCTATTTCTGGTGCTTTAAAATTAGTAACCTCAGATTGTGCTGCTTGGGCAGCACGCTGCAAATCAATAGCAGAAGCCATCTCAGTACTGGAACTGGCTAGTTGCTTTTGAAGGTCTTCATACGAAACGGGCTTTGCTTTTGTAGCACCAGTTTTATATTGAATACGACCCTTAAGGTTTTCAAGAGCAGATGTTTTAGACTTTAATGCTTGCTGAACAGCAGCAGTTGCTGCTTCTTGTTTTGCTTTGGCTGCTGCTTCTAGTTGCGCTTTAGTCTGTGCCATTATGCCATCAATCCGAACGACTTGAGGATATCAGTAGCGTAGTTTGCTGCTTCCTCTTTAGCGTTCTTTGTTTTAGCCCATCCAGGGTTTTGACGTAGTTTCTTATTAAAGTCAGTCATTGTCATATTACCAGTAAGACCATCTTGAATATCCTTGTCGAATACATCAATTGAATCCTGTGATAGTTCTAGGATTTGAGCCTTCTGCCACATATAGTTACCAGCAATATCCTGCACACTAACGGTATCTGAAATCTTATCTGCAATGCCAGCATACTGTGGCTGTGACTTTGCAATCTGCAGAATCTTTGCCTTGCTAGCCTCTAGGTCCTGTCCCTTTTTAAAGTTATCTGCAACGTACTTCATAGCCTGTTCTTTAGTTAGAACAACACCATACCTCTTTGCATATGAAAGAACACTATCTACATCCTGTGACGCTTTGCCGCCAGCAGATAACAGTGTATTGATATCGCTACCCGCAATGGCTTTTCCAGCAAC